AAGGCTTTTGGCAATCTGGCCAAAGCTCCCACAGCTGTAATTCTGACAGATTGATTGATTCCGACCACACCTGATGCAGCTATGCCAATGCCTAAATCAACGACTGTGCCGCCAAAGATTGGCACAAATGTAGCTGTGGAATCTTGCAATTCAATAGTGACAGAATCATTGATTTCTATGTCAATGTTAGATTGATCCAAATTGATTAGCTCAAGGCTTACATATCCGGCATTGGCTTGTTCATAAATGTTGGTGCGACCTGATGTAGTCGAGAGGTTGGCCAACACATAATTTGTGTATTGAACACCTGCAATTTTGACACGCCAAATTGGATTAAAAATTGTCATAAATAAACCAAATTGCTTGCACCATTTGTGCCTCTAAAAGTCGAGTTGTTAAGAGCATTGGCTGTTGCGCGGCTAAAACCTTCCTCATCAATGACTGATGGCGCATTGACATTGATCACGACAGTTGCTGGCACATCTCCGCGTTCTCTAGCTCGAATAGCCATTGTCCGGGCATTGATGTCGCTCATGCTGGCACTAGCTGCTGCGGCAGCTGCAATCAATCTTGCTGTGTTTTGTGAATCTGTTGTGCCGGCTCCAGCTACGCCTTCTGTGCCACCGGCATCACCTTTGATTTCGGGAATGTTCGGAATTGTAATTTTTGGAACGACACCTCCACCGCCGCCTCCACCGCCGCCTCCGGCACCTCCTGCACTGCCTCCCGCACCTATGCCACCTTTAATTGCTCCGGGTGCTCCACCCACAGCAAATTGTGGCAATTTCTCATCTGATCCAACCAAAGCATTGGCGGCAGCTAAAACGGCAGCAGCTAGTGCAACGGCACCAACGCCAAGCAATGGATTTAGAGCAAATGCCTGAGCAATTCCAGCAACCAATGCCGATGCTTTGAGCAGGTTATAGGCTGCGATTAAAGACTTAATGAGCACAATTGTTCCTTGAACCGCCGCCGCTATTTTTGCAGTCACAAAGATTGTGGCAATAATGGCACCAGCAACAGTCAATTCATCTTTCAAATCAATAACTGTGTCAATAATGCCTCGAACTTTTTTGCCCCATTCGACCGCTTTTGTTTGTGACTCTGATAGACCTTCGCTCAAACTGTCTTTACCAGTCAATCCAGCAACAAATGATTCAATTGCTGGAACTACTGTGACAATTAAAAAATCAGCTAATTGTTTGACCACAGGCAACAAAGCTGCACCGATGGCTTCTTTGGATTCATTAACCGCGATGCTAATTTGTTGAAATTTAAATGCAGCTGTTTCTGCCTGATTTTCTATAAAACCATCAAATGTTTTGTTCAGCAATTGCTGTGTTTCATCAAATGTCAAAGTCTTGAGTGTTGCGGCACTAATACCAACACCCAATTTGCCCAAAGCCGTGTTTGATCCTTCAAAGCTTTTAGCAACAGCATTTGTCACAGCTTCTAGCGGCTTACCAGTTGCAGCTGCAATTTCTTGGCTCAATGTGAGCAATTCTTGTGATTTGGTCAAATCTCCAGTAGCACGCAAAAGGCGAGATAGAGCCGGCCTAATAATGTCATCGGTGGTGGCCGTTGCAATGCTTTGTGCGGTCACATATTTATCAATACCGGCAATCTGGTCAGCTGTTGCGCTGGTCGTGTTGCGTATTGTTTCTTCCAGTTTTCTTTGGCCTGTTTCATCTTCCGCAGCAGCTTTGACGGAAGCAATTGCAAACGCTCCAATCGCTGCACCAGCAGCCGCAAAGGCCACAGCTGCCTTTTTGCCAAATGCCGTAAATTGATCGCCAATCGTCTCGGTGTCTTTGCTGGCTCCTTTTATATTTTTGCTAAATTCAGCAACATCTGCCAGCAGCGACAGCTTGAGCGTTCTTGATCCTTGAGAAACCATCACCACACCTTCACAATCTTAGAAAACGCTTCTTGCCATTGAGCAATTATCTGTGGCTGTTCAGCTTTGAGTGTTGGGTAAATAAACCAACCTTTGGAGCCTCGGCCTTCACGGCCTGACCAGATTGGGAATTGCTTGTATTTGTTTGATCCAAATTCATAGCCGCCCCAAAGCTGCTGAGTTGTGCCACCACCTGAGAATTTTTGTGAGGCAAAACCAAATGACATTTCGCCAATCTTGGATGATTTGCTTACCCGTGAGCCTTCGGCAATGCGGCGTGAAGCTGTGTCTCTGCCTTGAGATTTGGAAATGATTTTGCCTTGGAGATAAGTGGCTAGGCCATTTGACACAGATTTGGCTTGCGACACGGCTTCATCGTCCATGCCTTTAAAGGCGTAGATGATTGCTCTTAATTCCGCTTTCTCGAAAGCGACTGCATCCTCAGCCATTTCTCGCCTCCAATATCTCAATTGCTGTCAATAAATCCTCAGCTGTTTTAAATTCGCTAAGAGGCTGGCCACTAGCTATGGCTACCTCCCAAAGAATCCTATTTATGCTTCCGGATTTGTAACTTTTGGGTTTGCATCACCAACAATTATGTCAGAGACAGTCTCGCACCAAATCTCAAATGGCTTGGCTGGCTTGCCGGCCATTTCTCTTTTCATTGCGTGGTATGCAAGAAACAACAGATCAGACACGCCCATTTTGTCTTGAGCTTGTCCAATCGTGTTGCCAGTCTTGTTTTCCCATTTTGCCCATTCTGCTGGATGTGCAATGTATGTCTCAGCATTGCCGTCCGTGTATTCGATAGTGATTGGTAGTTTCATGCTCCCGAGCTCCTTTTTATAGTGTTGGTGTGGTCACACAGGTGAATGCTAGTGAAACAGTCTGTGCATCTGGTGCTGTGCCTCCAGCTGATGGGAAAATTGGCTGCACATCAAAATTAAATGTTGATCCTGATGCAGCTGTAAAAACAACCGCCAATGGTGTGTTTGGTGCTGTGTCTGCCGCTGTCCATAGCGCGTTGCACAGTGATCCACCTGCTGGCCAGTCGGCAAGCATTTCAACAGCGAACGATCCTTGTGAATCAGTCGTAAAATACGCCTTGCCATCGAGTGTTTGATATGTATTGATTGTGGAATCAATAGTCAGTGTTGCTGAGGTGGCCTGAGCATCATAAGTATCACCAGCAATGGTGAAAGTGATGTCTCTGCCGGTGACGATTGTTGTTGGCATGATTTCTCCTTAGTTGGTGTAATAGGTGCTGACTTGTAAATCGGCTGTAAGGTATTTACCTGCACCGACTTCCAATGGTTGAGGTTGATTGACATTGCCGACTTCATAACCAGATGGCATTGTGCTGATAATGTCAATCATTAGTTGTTCGAGGTTGTCCAAAGCTGCTGCGTTGTTCATATATGCAACAACACCAGTCACGGTCAGATTGATTTTGACTTTAGTTGTTGCGCCATTAATTAAAACGCTCTCAAGATAAGGTGCATCGGGAATCAAACAAATGCTTGGGCTAGTCATTGCCTCCGGAATGCCATTATACACATTGGCTGCAATTGTTGAAAGTGCGGTCTGCAATGGCGTGCGGATGTCAGCTTCAATGGTCATTGGCACATTGCCTCAACATCCAAGAATGGGCCTAAAAGGCCAACGACTCTATTTGTTAAGCTGCGACCAAGCACAAATGGTGATGGCTGAAAATTGTCTGCCATAATTTGATTGCCGGGAGCTGTAATGCTTTGGAAAATCTCAACCGAAACAACCAAAATTGCGTTTTCAATTGGCGGTGTGCTGGCGTACAGCTGTGCAGCTGATGATCCGCTTAATGTAGCCAATGCGCTTGGTATAAATGGCAATGGGTATGTGCGATCCGCGGCAGCTGTGGCCGCTGTAAATGTGAATGGCTCAATCCGATCATCGGTGACTGTGTAAGTGCCATTGTAAGTTCCGGCCCCGGTAACAATGACAGATTGCCCCGGCACAAAATAATTCGGCCGGATAGTTGTGAAATAAATGACGGCATTATCCACATTGGCAAAAGTCACCGATGATTGGTATTGCGTAAGTAAAGGCAAAATCGTTTGCTCGGCTGAATCAATAAATGAATCAAGTTGTGCGTCAGAATATAAAGAAACCGAGACACCAAGAATTGATCTAAGCTGTGAGGCTGTGACTATTGCTGGCATCTCGGTTCCTTTCGTGTCAGTAGCGTTCGGGAGCGACCGCTACCGATAGTGATTTGTTATTCGGCTCAGGTCTGGTTCCAGCATGCGCCAAATGGAATCTTTGGAGCAATTGCTGCATAGCCGTAGTAAAGAATATCAATGGTTCCATCGCTCTGGATTGCTGTGCGCAATGTAAAGCGTGGTGACTCATACCATGTCCAAGCATCTGGATTAACAACGACCATTGAGAAATCTCCGGTTGATGTTGTTGGGCCAGCGTTGCCAATTGAGCGAGAAACAAAGAGGTTCAGACCCGGTGAAACTACACCGCGCAATGAATCGCCTCTCACATTACCGGCTGCATTTGATGGTTGCGCTGCGTTGTATAGCGGTGCGCCATTGTCGTTGTAGCCCATGATGTTTGTCCATTGTCCAGGAGAAACAACGATGTTGCGAGCAAAGCCAAGTGATGATGAATAAACAGCACCAGCAGCTTGAGATGTGTAAGCCAAGAAACCTGTTGATGAGTTTGCATTCACACCAGTTTGCTGACCTGCACCAGCAATAGTGCCAACAGCAAATTCATCAGTCACTTTTGCGTAAGCAAACTCAAGATTTTGAAGAAGCGCGGTCAGATATTCCGGCCGGCTGCGGTCAATGAGTTCCACCGTTGAAATTGCACGGCCTTTGAATGATTGAACAGGTACGCTCAAAAATGTTGCTGATAGTGATGATTCTGTAACAGCTGCATTTTCTGAAACATTGGCCACAGTCGGCACAGCAGTTACACGCGGAATTTCGAAAGTCATTCCTTCGCCCACAAGCGTTT